TCCGTCATTACCTTGCAACGTGCATCAAACATCCCATTTGCAATCTGAGATTCTCCACCAGCAGCAACTATCGTTGCATTTACCCCTTTTAATGTAAGTGTTGCACCCATAGTATTATCTCCTTTTTATATTTTTTTTAAAAAATACTTTATTCGTGACATGCAATCTGGACAACACGAGCTTCTTCAAGCCTAGTCGCACCGCCTGCTATTCGTAAATATACCTGCCATGCATAATTTTTATCTGGTCTTTCAGAAATACGGCCTTCAACATCTTTTTGCATTGCCAATTGCATCCCTTTTTTCTGAAACGCATAAACTAAACGGGCAGCTGAACCATCAACAAGAAGTCGTTCGCTTCTTTTCCATGTAAATCCAAGCCATGTGTTTATTTCCCCTTGAACCAATGTCCTTACAATATTATAATCGCTGCTGGTTACTTCAGTTGTATTCAATAAATCAGCTAATTGTTGAGAACCAACAACCATTGTCCGGTCAAATTCTTCAACTTCCCCAGCATCTAATAACCTTTTCGCATTAATACATTTAATCTTTGTCATACCAGTAGCACCCTCAACAATGGTTAATGTCAAGGCTTGGGCAACAGCACCTGTTTTCCCAGTCCATGCGTTTCCACCAAGTGCTGCAATTACAAGATCATCTTTCTTCCGTGCGGCAGCTGCTTGTTTTGCTTGCATATAGGTAGATTTAGGATCGATAAGCATTTGAAGAGCGTCAACTGGGTCTTCAAGTGTGTTTGTTACAAAATAACGAGCGGAGACCATCCGTCGTCTATGATCAGGAAGCTGCATCGGAGTATCTGCATAACGAGACGTAATTTCAACCATGTCATCAGAAGCATATTGTTCGTAAAATTTCTGCTCTCCAACGAAATTGTTATCAATCATTATCGTATTGTTTAATCGAAAATCGGCTTGTTGCGCGAGAAGGGTAATTTCATCTTTGTATTGTTTTACAAAAGCAGTATCTGGTGTGGCCATTTTAGTATCTCCTTTTTGAAATGTGAATAAAAATTCATTCACACAGAGTGTCTTCAAAAGAAGGTCTGTAGACAAGACTTTTGGGGTCTTATACTAAAAGAGTGTCCCGACTATTCCATTTAATCCATTTTATCGTACGGATTGAGACTTTTTATCAGAAAAAGTCTTTTCAGAGTTTTTTTCCTGAATATTCTCAAGTCCCCTTACAATAAAACTAAATGCTGATTCTGCAAAAATAAAAATTTCACCTTTTTGTAAATCATGTTTTGAAGAGGTCTTAATAAAATGCTTTACACATTTTAATCTCAATTCCGCAATCTGATGTGCGGTTAAATCATTAATTTTCATTATACACCCCCGTGCGCTATTTTGTAAAGCTCTCTCATTTCTTTAACAGAAGAATCATGCTGCGGATCATTCTCATTGTAATATGGATGACTCTTATTCCCTCTAACAGAATCAATCTTCCGTTGAGCATCAGCAGCAGTAGTTTCTAAAGAAGATACGCCAAGTCTGCTAATCGAATCTTCACTCATCATTTTCCCTGCATTCGCAAGAAATTTTAATACGGAAACATTGCTCCCTAGATCACCAAAAGCATCAACAACCTCTTTTCCTCCAACCTTTTCAACAAATCGCTTAGCAAGAGTGATATTCTTCTGATATTCAGCACCCCACTCCTGCCTGAGTTTTGTTTCCGATTCTTTTTTTACTTGATCATGTTCTTTTATATTTTGCTCAATAGTAATCCCCATCATTTTTGCATATTCCTGCTGTACCATATCCGCTTGCTTATTCGTAAGGCCAGCCTTATGAGCAATATCTTTATACATCTTTTCAGATTCTGGAGTTATTGAAATATTTTTATTTTCAATTGGAGTTAATTTGTAATTGTCAGATTTTTCAGGACGACCCAAAGCATTATAAAACTTATCTTGGTCTTCTTGCGGAGCATCAGGCTTTGGAACAATAATTCCTTTTGCACCAACCATCTTAACCACATTAATATGGCCTTTTACAAATTCTTCCGGGGTCTTATACTTCGAAACATTCGGGTCTGCCTTTAAGTCATCAGGCAAAGAGTCAATCCATGTAGATGATGGTGTACCACCCGAAGATGGTAATTCTTCATGAGAAGAAGTTTCACTAGCACCATCACCACCGGAATCGTCATCAGCAAAATACATCGGGCTTAGGAATCCACTTAATAACGGGCTAAGGTATCCGAACATTTCTTTAAGCATAAACCCTCCATTTCTATATGTTTATAAAATACTCTTTCTTTTTTATAAGTTTTTGGAATGACGCTTCATTTAATTCAAATGCTTCTGCCTTTTGTTTTTTTCCTAAAATAAGTTCTTTCCCATTGTAAATTTCAACTCCTATAAATTTAAATCGCAACCTTGCTTGATAAGCAGAATTACTTTTTTTCTTTTTTTCAACATTAGGAACAATATTTATCATTTTAGACATTCCCTCTTTATTATTACAGTCTTCTTCTGTTACCTCAACACAATCCTTTATCGAATACTTTAATGGAGGAATTAACTGAGCAGGAAATCCTTTCATTTGCTTAATCTTTTCATCTTGACCATCTTGACGCTTCTTGCACGAAGGGCATAAATCAAATGGCTTGCCATCTTTATCCTCTTCTAACTCCCATTTACTGCCTAAGACCATACTCCCGTCAGAAAATTCTTTGTTTTTCCCGCAAGCGCAGCAAACTAATGTTCTTGAATCTTCAGGTAAGCTCATCAGAAATCTCCTTATCTATCTTTTCATTATCGTAATCAGTTAAATCAATCATAGTAATAATATGCAAAATTGAAGATCTTATCCCTTCATGAAAAAATATCCTGTCTGTATGCCATATCCCCTGAACTTCAACAGTAGATGTATCAAAAAATGACCGGTTCTTTAAATCCTGCAATACTAAACGGCCTTCTTCACTAGAAAATACTTTGAAATAAAGTTTTTTCAATTCAGAAAATTCTAATTCAGATAGTCTCTTCTTTAAAAATTCACTCATTTTTGATCACCTTTAAATTCAGGATTTTTTTCAATCCATTTTTTAAGATTTTGCTCTGCTAAAAAACAATCTTCCGCAGTCTTAGACCCGGGCATATCATATACTTTCCGCCAATCAATATTGTTCTCCCTAAATGTTTTTTTCTTGTAATCCCATAAACCACTTTCATTCTCAACTAAAATCTTTGACAACATCTGAAGCATATATAAAATATCTTCGTCTTGTGTTATCTCACAATGATTCTTCCATCTCAAAATAGAAACCTGCATCAACTTTATATCAGAAATACTCATCTTGTCTTCTTCAAAAATAAAACGCAATACTTCCCAATGCAAAGTATGTAAATTCAAAACTTCACGCCGAGCTAAAATCGCATGGTCACTTGTAACTTTTGAATAGCGTATCATTCAACCAACTTTGGGTTTAACATTGCTATTTTTTCTTTTTCAATACATTGCTGTATGCAAATATTTAAATCTCTAATCCTAGCTTGACTCTTCTCTATAACTGCAATGTTATCGTATATCTCAGCTTTTAACTCAATAATAGTCATCTTATGCTACCTTTCATTATCAGCTTGAACAAACTTTTGATCAGCTTCAGCACCGGTCTTTGCAATTTGCGAACCCTGCTGCATTGCCATCATCTGCTGCTGCATCTCCATCGCTTTCTGTCTGTTCTCACGAATCATCTTAATCTGTTTAGGATCTCTTAAAATATCTGGGTTAATCCCTTTAATCTGCGCAATAATATCAATCGTTTTATCTTCATCAATTTTATCCAAAGATTCAGGCTTTACTTGAGAAATCTGGCTAACTATCCCAAGAAAACTTTCAATAGGAATCATTTCACTTTCTTTTTGCGCTCTGGCCAATGGCGATAAAAACGCAATGTCCATTTCTTGCCCAAGCAATACATCAGGTGGATTTGGAAATTTGCCGTTACGATACATCATTTTGAATAACCGCATAATTTTTGGTGTAATCCCTTCCTTAGTAATCCTTCCAATCGCAGGCCCTAATAACCCCATACTTTCATTTATACGCCTCTGCACTTCAGGGACTGTCATATGCTTTGTAACATCACTCAATGACCTGAATAAAGGCACAAAAAAATGATCTTCAATCTCACGCTTGCTCATATCAATATATTCAGCGGTAAACTGGACATTACTTCCAACCGGCAATTGTCTCAATAACTGGTCTTGCGTCAACTTCGGGTCTCGATAATTCATCGCCGCAGGATTCATATTAAGCGGTAACAGATAACCTTTGCTTGGGGCATCATACGGCGGATCAGCCTGCTTCATCACAGACCGTAAAAACGTCTTCTTATACGTGTTAATTCCTTTTATTTCTGCTAATGCATCCATAGCAGGAGAGAATCCAAAAGCATCGCTTGTATCCTTGTAAAATCGACTTATCGCATAAGGAAATTCTTCATAGCCACTCTCATTTATTAAATGCTTTTCTTTTTTTGCAATCCAAACACTTTGAAATGGTAAATTCAACCTGTCACTCTTTCCCACATCACGCCTGTTTCGTTTCCCCACATAATGCAAAAATTCAAATTCAACATATGGCCTTTTATAAAATGACTCAACAACAGATTTTCCAGCATTAAGACCCCATAACATATACGCCTGAATAGCAGTTAATCGAAAATTGCGGTACACCGCAATAACAACGCCGCTTGCATCTTCTTCTAAATTAACTTGCTCAATCGGAATCTCTTTAAAATTAATCGTATTCTCAAAATTCTCTTCAGAGTAATCAACACTCGTACCAAAACACCCGCTATTCATATATGATTCTTGTTGAACAGGGTCATAATTGCTATTGTTTAACACGCTAATCATCTCATCTCTCACATCAAAAAACCAGCTCTCCACTTCTTTTATTTTCATCAATCGCAAATCTCTTGAATACAAACCAAACCACTTGGTATGCGGATTAGTTAAATTGGTATGAAATCCACTCGCCATTGTCCTAAGAGATCTTATCGCAGTCGTATCATATAAAAAATTAAATTTCAAAGTCTCACCCTTACTCTTTATCGACGTAATCCACGCTTTTCTCGGTAAACAAAAATCAGCCAAATCTTGAAAATAACTACGCCAGTTAGAATTAAGCCCAGTAAGTAACTCATTATCAATCATTATTTGGGTGATATCATCAGAACTTATCGACATTAAACACCTACCTTTTTAACATAGTGACTCTCGAGTAATCTATACCCAAGTATACTATAAAAACGTTCGAGCCTTTTTCTATCCTTAAAATTCGGGGCAACAAGCAAAAACATCGTTGCATCTTTTTCTCTCGAAAGTTTATCAGCTCCTTGTAAAAAATACTTTGTGTATCTTCGGTACGCTTTCTTGACATACAGTAACATAGCCATAAATACTGTATCTGCGGTACACTCGCAATTAACCACATTACCAACAATCGCACCAATTATTACCCCATCAAGTATAAGCACAATCACATTGTGAAAATTAAATATAACCGATTCCTTTATCCTATCTCTATTTATCGGAATATTTAATCCAAGAATATCGCCGCCTTGCCCATAATCAGAGCATAAATCTATGATATTCTCAAGGTCACTATTAAGCGCAAATCGTATCTGGATACTCACTCAATCAACCCTTGAGATACTTCAATGGTTTTTACCAACCCCAAACTTATATTTAAAAAATAAATCTTGTTAACCTGACCATTAACTAATGAACTTATTGAATTCTGCGCTATGATATTATTTTGTTCCGCCATTAATTGACGGGCTTGGTTAAAAGTTAGATCAATATTCAATCGTTTGTTTATATTCTCCTTGTCACTGTAAAATTTTATAGTCTGATTTTTTATTCTGTTTGTAATCGAAATACACCCCATAAACACCACCTTTATTTTTATTGACCAAGTAAATTTTTTCTTGCCATCTGACCTTGCCCCAATTCTGCACCTTGCCCGCTTGTCTGCGTAGTCTTACCACCACTCAATAGCTGAATCTTGCGGCGCTTATCAGCATCTTTTTGCGCTTTTAAGAGAGCATCTTCTTGCGTTGGAGTACTAGGCATTGCCGCTTGTGCTGGCATCTGCTGTTCTTTCCCACCACCCCACGTCACGGGCATTAAAAACTCTGCAATCTTTTTTACAAAGCCCATAATACACACTCCTTTTTTAATCGCAAATTGCATACCTTGGATATCCAGCACGAGATTGAAATGATTCTACGTGCGTATTTATAAAAGTACTTCCCCAGAGAGCCATCATTAAAGCGTCCGCTTTATTCGGACTCTTGAATCCAGCTTTGCGCATATCATCTTTGCTTACTATACTCTTTTTTCCGTTTGATTTGTATTTATACCTTATTGACATCAACTCTTCTTTTAGCCCGTCATCATCAATAATCTTAATATAATCACGATTGAACATGTCCAGCAAATTAAACCACGCAACATCTTTTCTGTTATCATAAAATAAATTATGATCTTGTGCGTTAGCAGTAAAACGCTCGATCTTGTGTCCTAGCTCACCAAGTCGATCAACCACACCGCCACCAATGCCATCATCATCAACAACAACCATATCAGGCCCAAAACTACGCATTAAATCAGCGGTCTTTCCGACTACTTGCATTGTGATATTGTCTCGATTCTTATCTTTCCACTCCTCGACATGTATAACTTCCCACTGCGTGATGTTTTTTTGCTCTACTACACACCACACAATAGAATCTTGCCCGTATCTCGCAACATCGCATGAAATTATACGCGCCATACTGCGAGGATTGCTTATCTCGATATTTGGCGAGCGATAGACTGCCTCGTAATTGAGTAGATTATCGTCGCTCTCTATATCCTCGTTAGAGTTAAGAACATACTGCCTATAGTGATTAGGAGCTTCACGTTCCATGGTGCGCAAGTCGGAGACAAAACTTTTAGGCAAATTAATCTCGTTATCAAACGTACTCGCCTGCGTGCAATCATATTCAGCGCTTGCTGGATTGTTAATCCACTTCTTCCACAGCCAATTGTGCCCAGAGGCGTTCGCAATTACGCATAGTTGTTGATACTGTCCAGCTTTCCCACGCAATCTATCGCGGAGAAACGTAAACGTTTCGTCCGTCGGGAATTCCTCAGCTTGCTCAATGCCCACGATATCAAGAGTAATGTTTTTCAACACGTTTAATTCGTCCCCGTGCCGGAACATTATTTGTGAGCCGTTTGCAAATTTGAATTCTTTATTTGAATCTACACCGACCCCAAAATATCGTGTAAAATCCTTGATTGTAGAATCTCTCATGTCTGTATATTCTTTACGGACAATCATTGCAAGCGCCTGAGGATACTCTTGGCAATACAGCCATATTTTTAGCAAGAGCATGTAAGTTTTGCCCGTGCCAATTCCAGAAATCAACGCGGGAAATCTTTTCGTGCTAAAAAGAAATTTCTTTTGAAATTCAACTGGAGTAACGAGTACATCTGCCATTTTTATGTTTTCCCTCGAGAAAATCATTGCACAATTGCGCTAGGATGAACGATCTCCGATAACCCTACACTCTGTATCCTGTGCTTTCCCGTCGACAGAGATTTTTACTTCTGCGCCGGGTGCAACATTGTTTACGATCAGAATCCGCGTTTCAGTGCCTATTTTATTTTCTTCGTTTCGATTTGGGAATAATATTTTTAGGCACGCGGATAAAATCATATTGTCGGAATAAAATTGTTCCGCGATGTGGTCTAGGTATGTGGTATTTTTTTCTCTTCCCGCTTGCGTTAGAGAACGTATTAACTGCGGGACAAGGCACACAGCGCCCTTAGGTCTGCCGGCAGGATTCCCGCTTTTCCCGGGCTGAAAATTCTTGCCCTTGAAATTGTAAATCCTGTTGTATTGTTTTTTAATTGTTTTTTCTACAACTACAGGAACAGCACTTACAGGAACATCACTCATCGTCTAATTCTCCAATCGGATCATAGCTAGTAAATTCTATGTCTATATTTTCTTGATTGAAATAATTTTCCGGCATTTTTTATCCCTCTCTATATCGAGACCATAAAACAATAATTTTGTCAAGTTTTTTTTCAATTAATTTTTGTATTAAAAATTTATAATTATTTTTATTTTTTTATTTTCTCGTCGAGAAACGCCTGAAAAATAATTATAAATAATTGTTGACATATCCCAACACATAGGATATAATTAAAGTAGATAAAGAAAGGAGGTGATAGTATGCGTTACGCAGAAGAATGCGGTTTTGATGCAGAAACAACGTGGGTATTAATGGAGGCAACCTATGCTCACTTACATTTAGATTCAGGGGAATTGGTATCGCTATTCTACAGCAATTACTTTCGTATATTTTAAAGGAGGTATATCATGAGCCGAGAACAGAAAAAATTAACACAATGGATCATCGCGCGCTATATACGAGCGTGCAAACTGCGTGACCGGCGGGCGTGGGAACGGGTAAGAAAACAAAAATTCGGAATATAAAAAAAGGATTGATCTTGATGCTTACTGCAATACACACCCAGCGTTAATAGCAATAACATCCGACCGCGAGGTGAAAAAGGGGGATGAAATGGAAGATCAAAAAGAAAGCACCGAACAGGCGAGTTTTTTAATTGGATTTTTACGCAAGGTAAACAAAGATATGACTGGTACAATAGAAGAAGCAGAATTTTTTTTTCCGCTCTACGAAAAGCTG